TTTGTTGATCAGGGTTCAACCTAGAACCCATCTTAACTTCTTCGTAATATTTAGACTTTAAACCGTCTAAGTGGTTTGCAGCTTTCGCTAGCGCTTGTTTGCGCTCTACTTTTTTGCGGCGTATATCTCTTTCATCGTCGATGTCCTCATCAAATGAAAACTTATCTTCCATTAAAAAGTCTATATCCTCTTTATCTAAGTGCGGATTTGCTGTTTGGTAATATTCTCGAAGTAATTGGTCTTCATTTAACGCTGAATAATCAGTATTTAATTTGACATAATCTTCAAGTGATCCACCTGTCTCGCTCATAAAGTCTACAACTTTTTGAATGTTTTCAGGTAGTCCAGGCTCTAGTGGCTCATCAGGTACATTAGGTACATCAGGTAGCTCAGGCTCTAGTGGCTCATCAGGTACATCAGGTTCTTCTTCTATAATTTCTTGTAATACAGGTTCTTCTTCTACTACCTGTTCCTGAGCAGGCTCTTCGTTTTGAACGGGCTCTTCTTCTCTGGTAGGCTCTTCAGTTGGCTGCTCGATGTTTTCTGCTTGAACTTCTTTGCTAACTGCGGGTTCGTCTTGTACAGGAACCTCATTTGCGCTTTGCTTTTGAAGGGCATCTAAGTTAACTTTAATGGTGCCATCGTCGTCGACGTTAGCTACCGGGTTAGTGGTTTCTTCACTCATGATAAAATATTATATAATTATATACTGTTATTATTACTTAGGATCGAAGGTACCTAAACCGAATCCACCTCCAAGTATGTCATTGCCTCCTGATTCAAAGTTTTTTGGACCAGTTTGTTTTTGTCTTTGCTCTATTAATTCGCTTTGTTGAGACGCTTGTAATTTTGTTCTTTCGTCCTTACGGTCTTCTTTTTCTTGCTCTTTTGACTTTTGGCCGTCGACTTCAATACCTTTAAGCTGCATGTTGTATTGGAATTCAAGCCCCATAAGCTCTTTCTTAGCAGCAACCTCTTGTTGCATTTTTTGTTGCTCAAGTTGTCCCTTAAGCTGTTCGAGCTGCGCTTTTGTTTGGAATAAAGCTTGATCTTTTTGCACTTCTGCTTGTGCTGCAACTTGTTGTGCCTGAGCGTTTGCTTGAGACTGCGCTTGTATATTTTGCTGTTGCATAGCTTGATCGCGCTCTAATTTTTGTTTACGGCGCACCTTAAGCAATTGATTGGCAAGTTTTATATTTTTAACTTCTCTAATATCGATAGCATCTTCTAAATCTATTAGACTAGCTGAAAGAGCTGTTTGAATATTATTTTCTAATCTAGTTTTTTCTTCTTCGTCAGGCGTTAAATCAATAAATATTCCAAAGTCATATAAATGCAACTCATCAAGTTCTTGTAAAATACCTACATTAAATCCGCCAATTTTTTGAATAAAACTTTCTCTATTAGGACTATACTCTAAAACATCAGAAATTCTTAACGATAAGTTTTCAGCTAATTCAGAAGTTAAGTACAATCCAGCATCGAGAATATGTCTAGTAGCTGTATTTGAATTTGCTGCAGCAAGTTTTTGTACACCAACTAAAGCTCTAGAATCCGGCATAGAACCATCACGCGCTTCATTAAGACCCGTAACATCACGAATCATCTGCAAGTAATAGTTATATGTCTGTATAAGCGTTTGCAGCTTTTGACCACCTGCACCTGTTTGTAAAGGCTGTATTGGTACTTTACCAGGATTCATATCACCTTCTTGTGTAAAGGAGCGCCCAATAACTGAACCTGTTTGGAAGTACATGTTAAGTGCTTCCTGTGGGTTATAGTTTGTTCCGTTACCTAAATCTATTTCTGCTAAACCATCTGCATCAAGATAAACGCCATCTGGCATCATCTTTTGCATAACTTGTTGCATTTTTAAATGTGTAAGCTGTATCATGTCTGCAAAACCTGTACAGCGACTTACTATAGATTCGATACGTCCTTTATACATTCTAGGCGCTACAATACTATAGTTCATTTTTACTTTTGTCTGATCTGATTTTGGGCGCATCATGTTTTTTGCCATTTCCCATTTTAAAAGTATATCAGACTCCATAATTAAAGCGCCTTCGTATAATACCTCTAAAGAGCGTGAAAGCTTTCCATACTGAACTTCAAATTCTTCAATAGGCGGATCAAATTGGTCGTCTCTAACTAATATTTTGGTTGCGCCTGTACTTGTTTCTTTTACTTTATAAACTTCGTTCATGTAAGTTTTATAATTAAAATAAAGTACATTAACCGTATTTCGATCGTATTCTCTATTGTTATTTAAAGTAGTATTATAAGAGTTTTTAGAATAGCTGCTGCCTTTTTTCTTTATTTCATCTAATTGCTCTTGTGTTAAATCAGGAAATTCTTTTTTAAGCTCAGATATTGTTACACTTTTAACTTCGCCTACATAATATATATCATCAAAATATGGAGACTCTGTATAAGAATATATAATATTCGCAGGGTCAACATATTCAACTTTAATTCCTTCAGATGAATTAAAAACATTTTTAACAGAAGCTATACCTATAGTAGCTAAATCGTAATACAATCTTCTTTTAGTAAGATCATAATTATTACCTTCTAAAATAGTGTTAATTGCGGTTTCTTCTGCTATTTCTATGCCTTGCTTATATCCAAGCTGCATATGTAGTTGCAGCTCTTCTTGAGAAGTTGGTAATTTTCCTGGATCATTTTCAAAAAGATTAATACCAAATTCCTGCTCTACATATTCATTAAGCTCTTTAGTTTGTATATCTCGTATTATAGACTCCATATACTTGCTTCTTTTCTCTACGCCGTAAGGGTCTTGAGAATATGCTTTAATGTCAAAAGATCTATCAGCTATGCCGTTTACTACAATATCAACAAATTTTGATAAAATAGGTACAGGTTTCCAATCTAAATTAAGGTAAGATAAATCACCGTTAATTGATAGCTCGTCTTTATATTTTTGTATAGGCTGTTCTCCTCTTGAGTATAATCTTAAATTATGAAAAGTATGTTGATTGCTATTATATCTTGAGTCACCACTTTTACTAGTAGAAAACCATTCATTTTGAATAGCACGGCCAACTTTAAGACCATAGTCGAACGATACTTTTTCCTGGTCACTAGCCACTTGGCTTGGAAAATAATTACCTGTTGGTGATTTTGCCATGTTATTTTATTATTGTTGAATTAAAACCATTTTGACTATATCTTGCAATCTTAAGGTTTAATTTTGTTTTTTGTTGTTGTCCGACGGGTCTGTATAAATCTTTGTGGCAAGCCATAATAGCGAGACCAGAACTAATAGCGGCATCATATTTTGTTCGGTTATTTATGTCAAATTTAGACCAATCGTTTAAAGTATCATTAAAATACATAGTGCCGTATTCTCCTTCTGCTATTTGTCCAACATGCTCGTTTATGTACATCTCTATTGCGGCAGCATGTGATTGTTTCATGTCCATACTTGAGTTTGGTACACCCCCTATTTCTTTTTCAGTTACGGAAAGCTTATTCCATAATCTGTCAGGTCGGTTCATCGAATAACCCCTGTAGCCTCTACGCTTAAAGTGGTAGAGTAATCTAGGTTTGTTATTCTCAGCAAGTATAGGCATTCCGTAAAAAACACATGCCATAAGCACGTCTTCGAAAAATATCTCCGCTGTTTGAGGCCTAGCTATATATTCTAAAAAGAATGTACTAGGTGGTGCGTCTTCCATTGTAAACTTAGTTAAGCCGTGCAATGCACCTTTAGAGCCCCTGCCGTCAGTCGTCCCTGAAATATCGTAACTATCACAACCAAATGCACCAATGTGCTCGTTAGCTGGATATTTAATACCGTTTTTACTTATATGCTTATTTTGCAAATGCGTACCTGGTATCCAAGACACCTTAAATCTACCTTGTGGGCTAGGTATAAACACTACATTCGTGTCAGGCACACCGTTAACCCATTGAAAATTACCTTGCGTTACAGTATTAGTATTACGCAGGTCTTGGTTATAATCAATCTGTTCGTAAATTTTCGCTAGGTTAAATATACTGTTTTTAGTTTCATCTCTAAACGCGTGGTCTTCTGTACGCGGAAACTGTCTGTAGTATTCGTTTAAAGCATCCTGGTCTTGTTTAAGACCCTCAACTTCGTTTTCCCAGTAATCTATAACCCCTTGTTCAATAACGTCGCCAAAAGGATCCAAAACCTTTCCATCAGGATTATTAAATACGGGCCACCCGTGCTCATCAATAAATCCTTCGTAGTTCCACTCCATCGGGATAAATAATGAATATAGTCCTGATTTGGTTTGTCCATTAGAGTTTCTTTTAGTTACGTTTGAATCGTTATATAATTTTTTAAAATTATCACCACCTTTATCTAACGCGTTCGATGTGCTCCCCATTAAACACTTACCAATAATACGAGCTCCTAGCCTTAACGTTGTTTTGGTAACCCTCCAGTTATTGAGGATGTTATCTGGTCTTTCCCATTTGC